TTTTGGCGTGTTAAAGTTAGCACGTGTGATGGAGAACTTTATGAAAATAAAATCAAAAAATAACAATTTGGTTTTAGGTTCTATTGCCCTAGGGTGTGAAGGTTCAAGTCCTTTCTCGAGTACCAACTTTCTCAAGGTTTCGCTTGAGAAAATTGTAAAATGTTTTGGCGTGTTAAAGTTAGCACGTGTGATGGAGAACTTTATGAAAATAAAATCAAAAAATAACAATTTGGTTTTAGGTTCTACAAGCAATCACCAGCACACGTGCATTTATCCTTTAAATTAAGGAAATTTCTTTAATCTCCATAACAAATTTTAACAATGTTGGCTTCGTGCATATATGCACTAGAAGTTGTACATTTCGCAACAAGAGGGTCTATTTGTTGCGAAATCGTCACAGCACTTGTGCATAGATGGGCAATTAGCCGACACCTTATACTTTGAAGGAGTATTGAATGTCGAATAATGCATTACTAGAAAAGCTAGTAGAAGTTGGAGTAGGTGGTTTAGCTCCAAACAAGAAACCACAAATAAAAGATACTGGCAAATATGCCAAACAGATAGCACTTGAAGAGGAGATGGTCAGAGGTGGTATTCTTCGCTATGAGAATAGTACGAAGGACTCCAGAGAAGGAGGGCGTGAGTCTAATACTGCTTATGGACTACACATCCTTAAATCTCACATAGAACCCTTATCAAAATCTATCAATAAAGGCTTTCACGAAGCATTTGAGGGCAAAGTAGGTAAAAAGCACTCAGCAATACCATTATTAGCTTCTATAGTTGATAATGAGGGTAATTTTAATGCTGATGTAGTTGCTTATATTGGTCTTCGTTCAATCCTAGATAGTATCACCATGAAATGGACGTTGCAGAAGGCGTCACTTAGAATAGGTTTAAGTCTGCAAGACGAGGTAAATTTTACTGCTTTTAAGCAGGAGCTTCCACATACCTACGACAAGGTGAGACGAGACTTAAAACAAAGGACTCAAAATTATCATCATAAGAAATACAGCTTAGAGCGAGCTATGAAGAATAAAGATATGCAACTAGATGACTGGGAGCATAATAAAGCTCAGTTAGGTCTATGGGTCATTGGAAAAATAATTGAAGCAACTGGATTAATAGATGTGAAGCTTCTCAAAGAGGGAAGAAAAAAAGCTATGAAGTATGTTGTTGCTAATGAAAAGACTCTTGCTTGGATTAAAGCTAAGAATGAACGACAGCAGTTACTGACACCATTATTTTATCCTACAATAATTAAACCAGCTAGATGGGTACATCCATTCAAAGGTGGTTATCATGGTACGACACGTCAGCAGACATTTATTAAAACCAGAAACAATGGATACTTAGAAGATATATCTAATAAGGTTGATGAAATGAAACCTTTGTATGAAGCTGTAAATAATATTCAAGAAACAGCGTGGGTAATTAATAAACCAGTTTTAGATGTAATGAGAAATTTATGGGATAAAGAAATCCATATAAAGGATATGCCACAGACAGCAGATTTACCTTTACCTCCAAAACCAGTTAATTTTGATGAACATACAAAAGAAGGTAAATTAAAATTTAAAGAATGGAGAGAAGCAAATCCTAAAGAATGGCGTAACTGGAAACACCAAGCCATGAAAGTTCATCAATCTAGAACTAAAAACTTTTCTAAAAAAATACAAGTTGAGAAGGTTTTGTTTCTGGCACAAAAATTTAGAGATGAAAAAGAAATCTTTTTTCCACACCAACTAGACTTCAGAGGTAGGTGCTATCCGTTACCTATGTTTTTACAACCTCAAGGAGCTCCATATTCTAGAGCATTATTGAAATTTAAAAACAGCTATAGAATGGGTGATGATGTATCGTCTGGTGGATGGTTAGCTATTCATGGAGCTACGATGTATGGCAAAGATAAGCTGACATATGATGAGCGAATAAATTTTATCCAAGATAATGAACAAAAGATAATTGATTGTGCCACAGACCCATACGCAAATACATGGTGGATGGAAGCTGGTGACTCACCTTTTGGCTTCTTAGCCTTTTGTTATGAATGGAAGGGGTTTGTAGAACAAGGAGATGAATATAGAACTTCATTACCTATAGCTTTAGATGGTACGTGTAATGGACTGCAAATATTTTCTTTATTATTAAAAGATGAAGTAGGGGGTAAGGCAGTCAATTTACTTCCTTCAGAAAAACCAGAAGATATTTATAGAAATGTTGCAGATAAAGTTTTTACATATTTACAAAATGAAACTGACTCAACAGTCTATCTAAATCATAAACCTAAAACTGAACTAGCAAAAGACTGGCTGGATATGAATTGTATAAATCGTAAGATTACAAAACGTCCAGTAATGATTGTACCTTATTCTGGAACTTTGTTTGCGTGTCGTAATTATATTGAAGACCATGTGAACGAGCTAAAAGATGAAGGCACTTATCATAAATGGACTGAGATGGAGAATGGCGTATTAAAAGAACGACTACTTCCACCGACACAATACATAGCTAATATTATTTGGGATAAAATTAATGAAACTATTCCTAAAGCTAGAGAAGGAATGACATGGTTTAAACAAATAGCTAGAATTATTGCTCGGCAAAATCTTCCTATACGATGGACAACACCAATGGGATTTCCAGTCTTGCAATGTTATCGCAGTGTGCGTTCACGCAGAGTAGAAACTAAGATGGGTGACTCCATAGTTAAGTTATCTTTTATTCGTGAAACAGAAAACATTGATAGACAACGACAAGGTGCAGGAATTAGTCCAAACTATATTCATAGTCTGGATGCTTGTGCAATGTTGTCGACTGTTAATGAAATGAAGAAAATGGGTATCCATGATTTTGCTATGATACATGATAGCTATGGAACTAATGCTGTCTTTGTAGCAAAAATGTCTGAAGCTTTACGAAATGTTTTTCATCAAATGTTTTCAGAAAATCTGATGCAAAAGTTTTTAGATGAAGCGATGGAAATTATTGATACGATAGAAGACCCAGAAGAAAGACAACGAGCATATGATGAAGTTCCTCCTATGCCAGAAATGGGAACTCTTAATATTGATGACTTGTTAAACAGCCAATATTTTTTCAGCTAAAAAAAATTATACCTAATAATGCACGTGTGCATATTAGCCGACACCTATAAGTAACCATAACACAACGAGGTAAATAATTATGGAAAAGAAAACTAATATTGTTACACCTAAAGGCGTGTTGGTCTACCCACATATTTCTCAAAAACCAGACACAAAGTTTGATGATGAGGGAGCGTGGAAAACAACCCTACGTCTTAATGGTGATGAAGCAAAAACATTAATTGATATTATTGATAAACAGATTGATGAGTCAGTTGATGAAGCTCAAGAAAAAAAGAAGAATGTAAAGAGGGGTAATCCTCCTTACAAAGTGGATGAAGAAACAGGAGAATATTTATTTAATTTTAAATTAAAAGCTTCTGGTACTCGTCCTAATGGCGAAACATGGAGTCAAAAACCAGTCTTGTATGACGCAAAAGGAAATCTTTTGGGTAAAGATGTTCATGTATGGGGTGGTAGTGAAGGTAAAGTAGCTTTCCAACCCATTAAATTTCATACTGCTATGATAGGTGCTTCAGTATCTCTTCGTTTAAAGGCAGTACAAATCACAAAACTTGTTGAAGGTGGAAATGGAGCGTCAGCTTCATCGTATGGCTTTGGTTCAGAAGATGGATACGAAGTGGAGAGTACACCTCCTGCAATGGCTGAAGAAATTAATGCCAAAGAAGTCGAAGACTTTTAAATTTCGCTCTGGTCTGGAAGAACGTATAGCAAAACAACTTGATGGTTTAGAAGTTGATTATGATTATGAAACATTAGTCATACGATATGAAAAACCATTACAGATGTCTCGCTATACGCCAGACTTTATTTTGCCAAATGGAATTATAATAGAAGGAAAAGGTCAATTCCTAACTGCTGACAGAAAAAAACATAGACTCATCAAAGAACAATTTGGAAAGAAGTATGACATTCGGTTTGTCTTCTCCAACCCTAACCAAAAAATAGGAAAGAAAAGTAACACTCGTTATCGTGACTGGTGTGACAGATATGGATTTCAATGGGCGTCAAGAGACGTGCCAACAAAATGGATAAAAGAAAATGCCAAGAAGTAAAACAGAATATTTAATCATTCATTGCTCTGCAACAAGACCATCTCAAGACATAGATGTAAGAACTATTGATAGATGGCATAGAGAAAGAGGATTTTTAAAAGTAGGTTATCATGCTGTTATTACACGTGATGGTGAATTACAAACTGGACGTAAAGAAGATGAGACTGGTGCTCATTGTAAAAAATATAATCACTTAAGTTTAGGTGTTTGTATGGTGGGTGGTGTCACACAAGATGACCATTTAATTCCAGAAAATAATTTTACTGAAGCACAATGGAAGACATTAAAAGAATATGTCACCAACATAAAAGAAAAATATCCAGACATAAAAGTTATTGGACACAATGAAGTATCAAGCAAAGCTTGTCCTTCGTTCAATGTGCAGGAGTGGTTAGTTATTGAAGGTTTAAAAAAACCAGTACCAGTTACAACACCAGAAGAAAAAGAAGAACTAAAAAAATTTAGAGAAGAAACCATTAAGGAGGGTGATGAAAAATTTAAAGGTCAACGACACGAATGATTTTGTACGCCATGAACCTTGTCCGAATTGTAAATCAAAAGATAATCTAGCAAGATACTCTGACAATTCAGCATATTGTTTTGGCTGTAAATATACTGAGCAATCTAAAGATGGAAAAATAATTCCAACAATAGTGAAGCAAAAGAATTTATTAAGTGGTGAATACTATCCACTTATAAAAAGAAAAATTTCTGAAGAGACTTGTAAAAAATTTAATTATCAAGTGGGAAAACATAATGGACAATCAGTCCATATTGCAAACCACTATGATAAAAATAATAAAGTTGTAGCTCAACAGATACGCTATCCAAATAAAGATTTTAAATGGGTAGGTAAACCAGACAACATACAATTATTTGGACAACACCTCTGGAAAGATGGTGGAAAAATGTTGGTAATTAGTGAAGGTCAGATTGATGCTTTAACTATTAGCCAATATTGTTTTAATAATCGTTTCGCAGTTTGCTCCATTCCAAGTGGAGTGAAGTCAGCACCTAAACACATAGCTAATAACATTGAGTGGATTGAAAAATTCGACAAAGTTATTTTTTGTTTTGATAATGATGAACAAGGAAAAGAAGCTAGTGTTGAATGTGCTAAATTAATATCTCCTTCTAAAGCGAAGATAACTTCGCTAATGCTGAAAGACGCTAATGAAATGGTTCTTGCTGGTAAAACAA